CACATACCCAACTGTTTGTGTATTGTTTGCTACATCTTCAGTTGTTGTAATATCATACCAATCAGCATCTACTAATGAACTACCTTGAATAACTGTATTACCATAATATTCAATGTATTCAGTTTGGATAGTTATAATTGGGTTATCATTAGTACTAAGCACACTAGAATAGTATGTAAGTGTGTTACTACCAGAATTGCTTGTATTAGGGAACTGTTGTCCGGTAGGAATTGTTATTTCATATGAAGGAACAAAGTTAGGTAATACACTATTAACGATATTTAATACACCACGTGCACCTGCGTTCTGGTCTACAAATACAGGATAATCAAATTCATTAACAGGAATCTCTAATGTATAATAACACTTCTGTGAATTAATGTTTTCTAAGTCAGCCGCATTCAATATCAATGCACATATGCCCGTAGCGGGTAATTGTAATGTAAGTGCTTTTTGTAGAAGGACCTGATTTCCTTCATAGTTAAGGATTCTACAAGTAATAGATTTCCCTGTAATGTCAACAGGTTTCTGTTCCTGATTCAGGAATTGGAATTGAAGTTGATTATCAACCCCTTTATGCAATGTTAGTGGTTTAGCGTAGACTGGCATATATCTCCTAGGTGAATAGCCTGACAATAGAACGACAATATTGCGCTGGATGTAATAAAATACTGATGTTGAATACACAAATGTAGGCTCCTAATATTATATTTAGTCGAAAATATATTCTTTTATTAAATGGTTTTTTCCGATACTAAATATAATGACTTTTTAGTACAATGATCCAAAACGAATTTTTCAAAAAACTTAGCGAAAATCACCCCTTCATAACAGTATGTTCATATGCCAACCAAGATTATGTTGGAATTGTACAGAATCGTGATGAGATGGTGACTACAATCTATGACTATGGATCTATTATAGACTCTGCAATCAAAGAAAAATTCCTAGAATTAGGTGAGATATGGTGGTGGGAAAGTAATAGACTAATACCTATCAATCTATTCTTAAAACAAGAGTGGTCTATGTTTAAGCCCTATATACGAACATTCAACAACAAAAGTTTAGTTGTAATACACGGTCCAGTATGCAGTATGGCCGAATTAAGTAAACGTAGAAGTAAACGCCGCAGTATTACTCTTGTCAAGCGTCTCTCCTAACAAATTCATGTGTACCACTACTAAGTTTGCATAAGCAATAGCGTGTGCTTTCTTAAATACATACCCGTCAGTTCCCTTATCCCATACAGTTTTAGCGACTTCTGACCATTTCTCACCAATCAGATGCTTTTTACCGGGACGAATGACAGCTAGAAACATAGCTAATCTTGGAATACTATCTACTGGTTCTGGCATCTTCTGTAGATTATAATACTGATTGTTCAAGTGTATTAATTGTTCTACAAACTTATTATCAGTTAATTTAGACCAATAAGGTTCACGCATCAATTCAACTAAATGTTTCTCATCACGAACCTTCTCATACACATGAACATTCAACAAGTCTAGTTTAAAATAACCACGCTTATCTGCTACTGTATAATCAATGCTTGCAATATCATTGATAGGGTCATATGGGATATCAGTGACATATATTCCTGTAGCATGATTGCGTATAGGTTTAACATTACGCATAGCCGCACGTGTATGAGGAATTAACTTTAATAGTTCATCCCTTGAACCAAAGTCAATATCAATGTCTGAATCTATTCTCATTTTGGTGGTGTTACTAGTTCTGCTTTAATAAGTTTAGTATACGCTTTTTGCACAACGATTGCTTGTCTTTCGGCATCTTCAACTGCTTTGTGACTAGTTACATGGCCTCCGTCTTTAAGACTTACTCCGGCAATCTCGTACAAGGTACGTGTATCTCGGATTGTGTAGAAAGGCCACGGGGTACGCATTTCGAGATTTCGCCAGGCCGACTCTGCCACGACCACGTCGAATGATGCACCATTACTCCACACAGCACGGCGATTCCAACAAAACTTATAAAGTATCTCCATACACTCTCTAAATGGAATTCTGCCATCTTCTCCCATAGCCTCTTCAAGAGCTGCCGGACTTTGCTCACTCCACCATCGTAATGTATCTTCATTTATACTCCTATTATAAATTTCTGTTTGTTCTTCAATTGTGGGTCTCAACTCTAGTCTCTCAACAACCCCACTACCTTTAGGATCAAATCTTACTGCGCCGATGGTTAGTATAACACAATCAGGGCTTGTGTCAAGTGTTTCCATATCAATCATTATATCTTGTGCCATATTATGCCTGTAGTGTTTTCCAAATATATTTCTTCTCTAAGTAATCTTGTAACTTATTTGCTTCATCTTTGCTATTAAATGCTACACCTTTAATCTCATACATATCTTCTAGGTATCTAGCGTAATCACCATTAATATCTTGCGCCCAAGTGTTTAAGTTAATCCACATGATATCAACTTCATCACTCATAAGTAATATGCCTATGCCAACTTCATTGCAACCTATATCCTTGAATAAAAGGTCAAGTAATTTTTTCTTGGTATCAAATTGCCTAATGTTATCCCACTTAGGCCATGATACTAGAAATTTACCATCTTGTAAAGATTTTATGGGAAAAGGTGTGTTGTTCATTGGAATTTTAATAAAAATATTAGATACTTCTTTTCGTCAACAATCTGATAACCATCGGTTATGTTACCGCCGACTATGTTCATTTTTAAGCCATATTTTCCTACTAGATAATCTTCAAAGTCATATGCATCAAATTCTTTGTTTTGTTCCAAATATTCTTTACGCACTTTCTTCAATGCTTCCCAATAGTTCCAACGATTCTTTCGAAAATCAATCTTTGGATCATCGTCATCAAAATCTCGAATGTGTGGTATTGTTGCCATTAACTCCACCTTAACGTAAACACAATATAATTTTTTTCATATCTAAATTTAAAGCTGATTAGATCATCACCGGTTATGCCCCATCTACAATGTCTTTCATGTTTGTCTATATTGTTTTCTAACCATTTAACAATTTCATTGTACTTGTCTAGATGTTTAGCACGTACAGTACATTCATGCCAACCGGGTTTAGTATTTTCCCATCCGGCATCATAATCATAATGTTCATATATCATTGCCATTTTAGTTTTTTTGATTTATACTCATTTACAAAGTCAGTTGTATCTTTTATCTGTTTTTCCCAGTCTATTTCAGTTTTTTTGAGATTTATTACACCATTTACGCTATGATTGTTAAAAGATTGTGCCATAGCCATAAAACCCGAAACAGACGATTTACCATGCACTTTCTTTTTACAGTATTGAGAATGTGCTATTGCATCCACTATATTCATAAATTCATTTTTCCACGGCAAGGTATGATCCTTAAGCAAATATCTATATTTAGACATAGTTTCCTTAACTAGGCTTGAATCTATTATGTCACTGACCTCTTCATTGGACATCAATGTATATCCATAATCTTTCCACTCATATGAAAATGGTGACATATAGTTAATTTTATTGTCTATAGGAATACTCAACGGGTAAAAATTATAAGAAGTAAATATATTGTTACTTACTGCCCAATCTAAGTTACTATCAAACGTACCAAACGGTTCGTACGGTAACCCTATAATAAATGAACCAGTAAGGTGTAATTCTGGATATTTTCTTTTAATTTCAATCAAATAATTTTTTAATTTATCACCAGTCAATCCCTTACCAATTTTTCTGCTAGTTCTCTCATTCAGTGATTCTATACCAAAGAAAAAACCTTTTAAGCCGGATTGAACTAATTTATCAAGTGATCCTTCTTTTGCATGTAACAAATCTACCCTTGCGTATGAAAATAAACTTAGCTTAAAATCCAATTCTTTTGTTATTTCATATAACATATCAACTTTGATTTCATTGTCATTAAAAGTATCATCTGTTATAGTATATTTTGTAATTCCCCATTTTTTGTAATTTTCAATTAATTCTTGTTTAATATCTTCTTTTTCTCTAATGTAATCATTTTTCTTTTTTCCTACTAATGGAAAATTACAAAATTTACATTTAAATATACATCCTCGACTAAACTCTAATGTTAATGATTCGTTGTGATGAATAAAATCCCTATCTGTATATTCATTCTTTAAATGGGATAAATCAAACTTTGGATAATGATGGGTGCAGTTAACAACTTTTTTGACATCATGTGTTTTAATAGACTCTACTACAAATGGATTAATTTTTCCGGTTTTTAAAAAACCTATGATATCATCCATAGCACCTTCAGTGAACCCTTTAAAAAATAAATCAATTCCAATATACTGATTGTCTAATACGCTTGAACCTCCGGCTATAACTTTGACAGACGGATTTATTTTTTTAGATATGTCTATAATTGTATTAACTTTTTCAACATCTAGTTGACTGAGACTTAGACCAAAACCAATGAAATTAATTTTTTGAAATTTATTTAAAAACTCACTTAATTCATCTATAGTCCATGAATTAGAAAAATCTACGACTTCAACTGAAATATCTTGCTTACGAATTAATGATGCTACTCTATGAACTCCTGTGGATCGTGCTATTGCAGTTCTAGGTACTTCATACAAATTATCTCCAAATAATATTCCAAACATAGTGTTATTTATAGCCATCTAAGCATAAACCATTCACAATCTTTTTGACTTTCAAATATAAAGTCTCTGCCTTGACGTTCATACGATCCTTTACAATTGTCTTCTAACCAACACAGAATTTCAATAGCCTGTTCGTTACTACTATAAGCTGGTAACATCACCCGAGTCCATCCTATGCCTTGTAACATTCCCCAAAGTATTTCACGGTCGATATCCCGTGCCATTTGATTGCCGGCCTTATTGAGCATTTCTTCTTCTAGTGTCATCCCCACCTTAACATAAAATAACTAGCATTACTATCATTGTAAAAAGTAAAAATAGTATGTCTGTCCATTTTTGATTCCCAATTAGATCCACCAAAGAGATCAAATTTTGGTTTATAACAAGCAAAATCAAAGTCTTTACCTGATATCCAACCGTGTTGTCTTAACGCAGATACTATATCTAGGGTTTTATTAATATCAATGTATAATGTCACGTGTAACACCTTAGCCCCATCTTAACTCAAATAAGATAGCATCACGTTCATCTTTGAAATAGAAGTCCATATAATCTTCCATTGGATGAGTGGTAAATTTGTCTCCCGGCAACCCGTACTGCTCTATAGCCCAAGCACATGTTTCATCCCAACTAATAATAGTATCACCTTTTTTCCAAGGGATTCTAATTCTAGTAGCCTGCGATACGAAGGGTATCTGCGATTTGTCTTTTAAGTTCTTCATTTTTATGAAATTTCAATGCCCATTGCTCTGGATTAATATAATCATTAACCATCTTAAGTTGATCTGGCTTTAATGTCTCTAAGAATTTTATGCCGCTCTCACTACAATATAACATCCAAGGACTAATCTTTCCTACTGTAATCAATTGACATATACGATTTGGATTGCCATATCTTAAATAATCTCTGGGCTGTATATTATCTTTTTCTGCCCAATCAATTGAGGTTTGTACACTACGATGAATAGCATCAAATGCATCTTCTACTCTAATATACTCAGTTAGGTATTTAGTATATGTAGTATCACTACACCAATTGTCAATCTTAATCTGATTCTTTAATAACCAATCTACAAATCTACTAACATTGATTGTGTTTACATTGACACAGTAATTACCAAACTTAACAAAGGCAATATAGTATGCACTCTTAACAAATTCTTCATAGGTCTTTTGTTTTTTACTTGCTGTATTCTTTTTATAGAACTGAACCCATGCTTGAAATCCAATACGATTACCTTGTTTATCTTTGCTTAACCATCTATCTTTGGTTTCGCACATGTGTTTCATTATCGTGCTTTCACGTAGGAACTCACGCTTACAAAACTCACAGCCAAACTTCAGTGGCTTATCAATTACCGAGGTCTCTTTCATATTCCCGTATCTGTTCTTCTGTTATAACTTCACTCATTACTTCAATGTCAGCCTGCTTCATGTTAGGAAACAACTCTGCTAAACGACATTTCTTCTTATGATTTTCTACAAAGACCTGACTTACTTCTTCAATGTCACTTGCGTTTGCTTTGGGATATATCTTTTTGTAATATTCTCGTATATCTTTAATCTTTGCAGGTGCTTGCAATC